AAGTAAGGATTTTGTTTGGTTTGAATTTGTTTAACGACCATACCTACCAAGAAGTTTTGTTGTAATACTTCTCGAGCAAAATCTACACCATAGGAATTATCGACTAATTCTGGAGGTAAGAATGTACCCATTTGTACTAATCTATTAATCAATTCAGCAGTATCATTATCAGGTACTGGGATATCGGCAGTATTTCTTGTGATATCGTGACCAATATTTGGTACTTTAGGATGGTCTGATTCAATTGCTAAACGAATATTCGATTGATTAATTCTGTCTTCAATCGTTTGTACATTAGATGCGCCTACCATTAAACCAGCAGTTAATCTGGTTTTTAAAGTAAGTGCTTGTGCAATCTGAATCGTCTTTTTAGGGTCTGGGTCTTTTTCATCAATTCTAACGGTAGCTACTGTTTCAGGAATAGAATTAGCAATACCTGCACGTACTTGTGCTAACATGAATTGAATACGTAAAGACAATAATACTTTCATGTTATCAATTAAAGAACGACCCATGCCTTTATTATCGAAGTCCTGAGCCATATAGGTCATGATGTCTTTAGGCATGAATAATACACGTGTTCTTTGTCCTGCTAATGCACGATAGAACATAATCCTAAATGCTTCAGTAGAATCACCAATATCTAGGTTTTTACCATATTCACCTTGACGTGTTCTTTCGATAATCTCTTTAATAATAGCATTACCATGAATACGAGATAACATTTCAATTTGACGAGCTTCATCAATCATTGAATTCATGCCATCGAACATCTCGCGCCCTTGTTGAATAAGTGAAGATGCCATCTTAGAACCACTGGTACGACTATTAAATGTATTACTTAAATCACGATAATAGTTAACAGGTTTTACTTTAGAAAGTGGTGCGCCTTCTTCATCGTGTAATACTAAATAACCAACATGTTCAGAAGGAGTACCTGGTTTATAAATAGGAATGATTGATTCTACTGGGTATTCAATCACCAAAGGCTCATTCAAATCTTTACGATATGTTTGACGATTGTTCTTCAATACTTTAAGATTATTGTCATCTCCATAACCTGAATTGACAAAGCTATCAATATTCTTAAATAATTTGTCTAAGATTTGTCTATCAGAAGCATTGGTTCTATCGATATAGGATTCACGAGATAAACCCAGTGTACCCTTAACTCGTTTATCAGTAGCTTCTTTACGGATATGTCCTAAACGAATCATGTTCAAGTCATCTGAATATTCAATAAGTGTTTCTTCACCAGAACCTTTTAAATCAACTGTCCATTTACCTTCTTTACTTAATGTAATTTCGGTATCTTTTTTATCTTTTTTAGCACCATCGATATCGAAAATCTCTTTAGGAAATTCGTATTCAATTTTATCGTTTACTTTAATTCTTGTATCGATTAAATGATTTACCGTATTATTAAATACAGTAGAATGGTTTGTTTGATAAAGTGTAGGGGGAGAGCCATCTGTATTACCAGAAGTCACTTCAACACTATTGAAATTAATAGAATAAGATTCGGTAGAGAGTGAATTATAATGTTCTTTTTTAGTTTCTGTTCTTTTACCAGCAAAGCCAGCACAAGGTCGCATGTAATCGTTAAGTTGTTTATCGATTTCTGCAATAGATTGTTTACTGCTTTGATAAGAGAATGATTCTTTAGCAATTTCTGGATTAATCAGTTCATCTAGACTTGACTCTGGAATCACAGCAACACAATAAGCGCCTTTGGTAAACAGAATCTTATACATAATGTCGTATAATCTACCATCTAGATTAAAACCAGTAGCCATATAGTTTTTAATTCTATCTACCATCTGTAGACCTGAGTTTTGTGTAAACAATCCAGGTGGAGGCAGATACTGTAATTCTTGGCCTGATGTAATATAAGTAGGTGAGAGGACATAGGAAATCAAAATTTGAGCAGCACGTTGTAAGTCAGGTAACAACTGCATGATTGCTTCGTTATCATCGATATCTTGTGCCTTGTCTGATGCCATCCCTAATAAATAATCTAAACTAGGTGTGGTTTCAGTAAGTTGTCCATTGTTTTTAAATGACTCATCATTACGACTACGAATAAGTTTTGAAAACAACGAATAGCTGGCTGGATTTCTTCTAATGTCTTGTTCATCTAACTTAACAGGTTTTCCTTTTAAGTGTTCGCTCAATGCATCTAACAATGTGTTATCATTTTTACCACTCATTTTTGATTACCTCTTTAAGTATATAAGGAATTTCGATATGATTAATCAATACGATTATCACTATAAAGTATATATCGATAAGTGTCTAGCCTTAGTATCCACCATGATTATTAAATCGACAAAAGATGCTAGGGACATGAGTAATGAATTATTTTACCGCACCTTACATCGATACGATGAAAATGACCCATCTAGTTGGATATACTATAAACATATCTCTGGTGAATATCACGTAACAGACGAACCTATTTACGTTATTTCTGTAGACACTACGGAAAGAATTATTTTCAATAAAGAAAATTTAAAAATACATAAAAATACTCGTAAAGAATACTCTTACGGAACTCATAAGTACGAGGAGCTTGTTGCTCGATATCCTAATAAAGAACTCTTAATTAAAGGTATCTTAAATCCTGTAGATATCGAAACAGCCATTAATGCCGAAGATGGTACTATTCTTTCTTACGATAAACGTTTTGTAGAAATTAACGAATATACGTTGATTGAAAGACTACAAGACAGAATATACGGAATGATAGAAAGATGGTATCAAAAACAATATAATATTGATAATACTTATTACAATATTACCTTCATGGGTGTTCTTTATCAAAAACTATTAGAAGCTGTTATGGAAATACGAATGGAGAATTGCTTAACCAATGAAGCACATTCTTATCACTATCGTCGTTTCTTAGCTTCACATGGTTTTCTAGATTTCTATCTTGAACATTTAACCATTAAACAAGCTATTATCCTTTATAAGAATATCCGCTGGGTAGAACGTTATATTGGTCAAAGACATACTCAACGTTGGTTGATTAAACATATCATGACCTTGCGTAGTTTACCTATTGCAGAGTATAATGTTATCCAAGTATATAACGATATTGTTAAGGATGTTGAATCCATTGCTAAGTTTGAGAAAGTATCTTTAAATGGTTTAGAGAATATTGATAATACTACTGATACATTATCATTAAAACAAATGATGGATAAAGAAGACCCATTGGCTCCATTTAACTTACGTGAACGTGAGTTTGAAGAAAAAGATGCTAAGAATCTTTTAGGTTCTTCTCTGTCTTCTGAACTAAAAACTAAGATACTAGAATCTAAAGCCATTGACTTTACCGATTCAGAAACCCATATTTTACCTAATATGTTATTAGACTTCTGGATTGAAATGGCACACAAGAAAACCTATAAAGCTTATATTACGATTACTCATCCTTTAAATGGTGAGACGATTCCATTAAATAGTAAGAATGCTTTATTGCTTTATACTTACGCTGTTTATAAGTTAAATGGTATTACCGACCCATGTATTCCTGATTACACGATTGGTTTAGTACCTAATAAAAAACGACCTACATTAAAACAGTTAAAATCTGTTATTCCAGATACGACTTTAGTATCTAATAAATGGTTAAATGAATTAATTGAGACTTTCTCTCCTATTCATCCTATTATTAATACGATTGATTTCTACGAGCAAGTCTACGAACAATTTACTCAACTTAATTATTTGTTAGATAAGGCCAAGACAGATGAACACTTGGATGCAACGACTTATAAGATTGCGACAGTGTATCAAATGTACCATACTGAGAATGTGTCATTTAGAACCAATGATTTGAAAACATTCCCGCAGTTTATTTCACAATTGTCTTTTGATGAAAAAGGAATGTTAAAACAAGACTGGTTAAAAATTGCTACAGATATTTGGAAGAAGATTACTGGTTTAGATAATGTCAATATTAAATCGTTAAATAATACTCATCGCGCTATGGTTGGTTTGATGACTAAGTTATCTAGTTATTCTGTACATTATATTCGTGAGATTAACGAAACGCCATTGATTGCTACTAATTTTAGAAGTGTTAGAATTGATGGTGGTAATAACAAGAAAACCAAACATGTGACTGATTCAGCCTTCAGTAATTATGCTACTGAAATTATTGATGATGATACTGTAGGTAAACAAGATATCTACGAAATCAGTGATGACAACGGTATTCATTCTGATGATGGCGGTATCCGTATCTTTGTAGAATTCAATATTGACCCATCTGTTAAGACATTAGACGACCACCTAACTCGTGCTAATCGTATTAACACAGATAGCCTTGTTCGTGTGGGTTTGTATAACTGGGCTGTAGGTGATGCTATTGAAGGTTTAGAAAACCCATTGTCTTTACCTGCTCTACCTGGTATGCAATCTTGGATTAATATGCCAAATGAAATGAAAAGAAAAATCATTGACCAGTTTGGTGGTAATTTGGATTGGTCTGAATACGATAAAGATACTAAGAAAGCCAAAGAAGCGCTGGATTGGAATATTCGTAATAAAGATTTACGTGGTTTGGATTATAACAAATAAAACATCTGACTGGGACGATTACTGAAATGTGGTCGTCTCAGTTATGATGTTCCTACAAATTTTGCAATTAAAATATAAAAGGATAAAATATGGCAACAACTACTATTGTACCTAATAAGCGTACAGTGTTTGAATCGGTTCGTACCATTATTGGTAATGAAAACCAAATTCGTCGTGAGTTAGGTTTACCTTATAGCATTACTCCTAATTCTACATTGAATGAATATCTTAAAATTAACCAAAATGTAAGTCCTCCTTCTACTACTATTCCTACCATTGGTTATTACTGTATTGGTTACGGTGGTATCAGTATGCAAAACTGTACCAATAACCAAGATGTATTGCCTTTCCCTAAAGTATTCCAACATCGTGCAGATGATACTGGTCTATTTAAAATGGTTCCATTTGTCATGCGTGAAATTAATAACGACTTGACTCCTCAAGAACGTGCTAAGTACGCACTACGTCGTGAAGAAAACTTCAAAGGTGTAAAATACTATGCTTATTATTTAAAACGCCTAGATTTGTCTCGTACTCAAATTTCTACGCAAATTATTACCAAACAAGCTGATGGTTCATTTACCAATACTGAATTCACGCCACGTGACAGTAATTTGAAACCACAACCACAAGAACTGACTGTAGGTGAAGAAAACGTATTGAAAGCGACTTATGCGCGTTCGGTTGCCCAAGTACCCGTTAACTTTGGTAAACAAGACGTAGAAGAAATCTATAATGTATTTAATATTCTACATGGTGACCCAATGACTGCTGTGATTTCTGAAATTGGTTTGGTCTCTGGTGTGGATAAGACTGTAGAGGTTGTAACCTCATCTGGTCGTTCTCAATTTACAGAAGTAATCGCTGCACAAATCGCTCACATTAACCGTACCATTCAATATCTTGGTGCAAACACTGGTGGTTTTGAATCTATCTTCAACTTAGGTATTAACGAGCCTATTTGGAATATCTCTCAAAACCAATAAATCATTTAAGGTTTTATCATGACTTTTGACACCTCTGACTGGGTGTGTAATCTAATGGCTATTGACCCAGGCTCCAGTAGTCTGGGTGTAGCTATCTACGAATTGAATTTGAAAACTTACGATATTATTCAGACAACTGCATTTACTGTACACGCTACTGGATTGTCTCAGTATTCAAAACACGCAAGTAATCAATATGGTGATAGACTCGCTCGTTTTAACGCAATGGAAAATGAGTTAATGGAATTATTTGAATCCATTCGTCCATCTATTGTTATTTGCGAATCTCCATTCTTCAGTAGATTCACACCTTCTGCATTCTCTGTATTAACAGAACTGGTTTCCATTATTCAGAAGACATTGTTTGATTTTAATAATCAAATACCATTCTTTAAAGTAGACCCACCGACTGCTAAAAAAGCCATAGGTGCTAAAGGTAATGCTAAAAAAGACGATATGACTATTGCTTTAGAAAAAGTAGCTAATAAGTTGAAATTGGTGAATCCTGTCACCGAGTTAGACGAACATGCTATTGACGCTTGTGCGATTGGTTATCACGGTTATAAGAAATATGTCTTAGATGGTGGATTAAATGGGAAATAAATTATATCTAGATATCCTAAGATATATTCGTGTAGGATATAAAAGAAACAAAGATAACTTGATTTATTTTATTACTTTACTGATTATCTTTTTACTTTGTGCTGTTATTGCAGGAAAGACTTTAAAGATTGCTCGCTATAGTAATCAATTAGAAAGATATAAAAATGAAAGTGAAGTAAGTAACGAATCGAGAATGAAATTATATGAAATTATTAACTCAGGCAAAATGCCGAGTTATTTAGACGATTATACGGGAGAAGATAATGGCCGTTAGAAATTCAGAAATGATTACTAAGGGTCTAAAGAACATTCGTAATGATTTTGTATTAAGTAATAAAAAAGAAGACGACGCAGGTTTAAATCGTCTGGTTGATGAGTATAACAATATTGCTAAAAAGAACTCAAATTATTCTGATATTACTGGTGAAATGACTGGTAAGGAAATTAAAGAAGCCATTAATAAATTGACATTTGAAGAACAAATGATTGTGATTTATGGTTATCTTTGTGGTTCTGGAAAGGTGAGTGAGATACTTGACTACGACCAAGAAGTTAAAAAGTTTAGAATTAACTTTCTGTGGTGGGCAGGTTATGCTTTTCTTTTCTTGTTTATTGCTGTCATTGGTGGTGTAATTACTGCTGGTATTATTAGAAACGATATTAATACAAATGAATTACTCAGAATCTTTATGTCTTTAGTAAACAAAATTACAGATATCTGGTTTTCAGGTAAACCAGTCGTTGAATAAAAAGGATTAAACTCATGAGTTTATTTGATTTAAATTTCGCTAGTATTTCTCGAGAAGCAGCTCTTCAGATGGCTGACCAAGAGACTGAGCAAAAACTAAATGAAGAGATTGAGAATGTCGGTAAAGCAGTACGTGAAAAAGAACATACTGTATACGCACGTATTCTAGATTTCTCTCAACTTAAGAAAGCGGATAAAGCAGAAATCCAAGAACAACACATCATCCCTGTTGAACGTACTGATAAGAATAGAGGCAGTGGTAAAATCCGTATTCGTAAAGTAACTTCACGCAGTGGTGATGTACGTTACGAACTGACTACTAAATCTGATGTTAAAGAAGGTAAGATTGAAGTTACTGTTCCTACTACTGAAGAAAACTTTATTCAATTTAAAGTCATGGCTTCTGTCTCTATGTTCAAACACCGCTATACCTTTACAGATGAAGATAGTGGTTTAAAATGGGAAGTAGACGCTGTTCCTGATGGCAATGGTGGTTACTACCCATGGGTACGTGCTGAAATTGAAGTGAAAGACTTGAATGATAAAGTACCTGAATTCCCTATTAAGACTGAAGAAGTCATTTATCCTCCTGAACTATCTGAAACTTCTGAAGAAGAATACGAAGAAAAAACTGATAAATTAAATAGTCGTTTCTTTGTTAAAGGCAATGTTTACCTGGATGACAATAATACTCAAAACCAAACTGAGTTAAAAGGTGATGCAGATAAAGTAGTAGAAACTAAACCTGAATCTGATACAGAAGATACACCAGATGCCGATGAAGCTGACGCTAATGAAGCAGATAAAGAGAAAGACGCTAAGGCATCTTTATCTGTAGATAACATCACTGATGATAAAGACAAAGCCGAGAAAGTAGAAACACGTGGTGAACAAATTAAAGAAGCCCGTGAAGAAGTCGAAGGTACTGATGAAGATTCTGATGATACTGACGAATCTAATGAAGAAGGCGATGGTGAATCTGATTCTGGTGAAGAAGGTGAAGGTGAGTCTGAAAGCGAATCTGAAGGTGGTGAAGAGTCTGGTGAAGACTCTGATAAAGAGGGTAGTGAAGACGGTAAAGAACCTGGTTGGGACGAGCCTGCTAAAGACGATAAAGAAGTCTCTAAAGAATCGTTTGACAACTATGGTAAAAACTACAATAATAATGGTCAAACCAGTGGTCAGGTAGACATTAATAGTATTGTAGAAGTTTCCACTGAAGAACAGCCGACAGGCATTCAAGATGAAACATTTAATTTCATTACCAGTGAAATTTCTCAAGAAATGAGAAAGTAAATTAAGTACCTATACTACACAGGAAACCCCTGTGTAGTATAGTATTTTTTATCTATATATTATTAATGTGATATATCTTTATAAAGGAAACTTTATGTTTGAAAATTTATTTAGTCCCAGTAGTCTAGCAGTTATATCTTATTGTCTATTGGCAATTATGGTTACATTATCCATGTTTAAGATACTCTTAATGGTATCTAATGGATTTACAGTTGTTAATAGACAAGTGAACATTAATCTGATTCCATCGTTATCTGTACTCATTATTGTAGGTTTAATCATTACTCTATTTGTTATAGGGTTTTTCTATTTAGGGTATAGTATAACTAAAGATCAGTTAATTGTTATTGTTGTAACATTTCTTGCCTTACGTAAAATGACAGGAATTAACGATGACAATAGAGAAGAGTCTTATCACGATAATCTTTATGTTTACTTCTTCGTACCGATAAAGTTATTAGTGATTGCTATTATTCATTTTCTCACTTTAGGCTTATTTAGAGCGACTATGGTAGAGTATAAGGTTACACATGATTATATTGGTGAAATTAGATTGAAAGATGGTAGTCCTATCAATAAGATTTATAACGAATGTTTAAATACTATTGGTGATGTCATGTATACGTTTTGTTTAATTCGTATCATTGACCCTAAGTTTAAGGAAGACCCATTTGGTGCATTAATGTTCTATCCAGGTGTACTATACCTTTATATACTCTTACCGATTAAGATTATCGTTGTTGCTATTCTTAATATTTGTACTTTCGGTATGTCTAATGCTGTTAAATGCGAATGTGAGATTATTACTAACTGGGTAACTTATACTCATTTGAATAATTCTGTTAGTAATTTCTTAATTGAGTTATGTAATGGGTTTACTTATATCATGTTGCCATTGGCTAATAGTACTTCAGTGATTATTGGTCAAAGAGACGAGATATTGTCTTTATATAACGAAGTTAAGACTTTACCTGAAAATACAATCGGTAAACCTAAAAACTTAATAGAATATGCTTCTTTATTGGAAGCGTATCAAAACAAATTTAAATAACCACGGAGGTTCTCAATATGGAATTTATTACTAATCTATTCTCAAACGACAAAGTATTGTCAGGCTTATTTGCAAATCTTGATTTGATTAAACTATCGTATACATTTGGTGGATTGTTATTTATCTTTTCAGCAGCTAAGGTATTTTATATTAACTTTGGTTTATTAGAAGATGACAAACCAACATGGAAAGTGTTTCTATTCAATACCTACTTATTTGCAATGGGGTTTTGTTACAGTGAGGCTGCTAAACTATTGCCAGAGAAAAGTCAACCTAATGACCCAGAGAAGTTATTTGCATTAGCTGTACTGAGTATTATTGTCGGTATTAAAGCATATAGAAAGATATATGGTTTAAATGGTTATCGTCAATCATTCTACGCTAATATCTGGGCACCTATTAAACTGACTGTTTTGTTTATCATTAGTGTCTTTACATTTGGTTTGTTTAGTTTCATCATGTTTGAGTATAAAAATACCATCAACGGTGTGAAAAAAAGCAAACTATTTTTATCGACTTAATTCTGTACTGATTTTCTATTTCAACATGCTCTCTAGCGCTATGGTGATTATTTATACACCACTGTTAGAGCAAACTGAAGAGAAAGGTAAATTATTAGTCAGACAACGTTTATCTGAACTCTCCATCAATAAAGAAGATAGTCTCGGTAGACCTAATTCTCTAGATGAAATCAGTAAAGCCATGGATGAGAGATTTGTACAACTTAAAAAGATAGGTAAAGAAATGGATAAGAAGTTAAACGAACTTCTTACCATGGCTACTAAGAAAGAAGACTCTGAACAGTAATTATATTTATTAAGCTATCTAGATACACTACCCATTATAGGTAGTGTATCTAGTAGTTTTATGTGTTATTTATTTTTTATTTAATTTAGAACCTATATTATTAAAATGATGAAAGGTGAAACCTTTGTTGAAGAATATTTAACACTGTTATTTTATCTATATGAAAATAACTTTTTATACAAGGAACAACAACATGAAAAGTATCATGATTGTGGAGTCTCCCAATAAGGTAAAACTAATTGGTAAATTTGTACGTCCACTCAATATTCAAGTAATGGCTTCTATTGGTCATGTACGTGGTTTAGATATTTCCCTTAAAAATAAAGGTGCTATTGAAGTTAACAATGGTTTTAAACAACACTTTTGTTTAAACAAAAACAATGCTAAAAATACCAAAGAGTTATTAAACAAATGTAAAAGCGCAGATGTTGTTTATTTAGCAACTGACCCTGATACAGAAGGTGAAGGTATTAGTTGGCACTTAAAAGAATTAATTCGAGGTGTAAATAAGAATTGTGAATTTAAACGCGTAACTTTTAACGAGATTACAGAAAAACACGTACTGGAATCCATTAAGAATCCACGTACTATCGACCAAAATAAAGTAGATTCTCACTTTGGTCGTTCTGTGTCTGATTACCTATATGGTTTTTATGTTTCTCCTCTTTTGTGGAAAGTATTAACTCCTGGTTTATCGGCAGGTCGAGTACAATCTCCAGCTCTTCGTTTGATTGTAGAAAGAGAGCAAGAGATTCGTAAGTTTGTTCCTACTACTTACTGGACAATGACAGTATTTGGTAATAAGGATAATATTACTTTCCCTGCTAAGTTAGTACGTGTAGGTGATGTAGCCTTAGGTAAATTGTCTTTTGAAGAATCTTTATTTCCTAAAGATGTTGTAGATGGTTATAAGGACACCATTAATCAATACATTGGTAAAGGTGAAAAGCTATTGGTTTCTGATGTAAAACGTGGTAAGAAATCAGTTAAACCTAAAGCACCTTATCGTACTTCTACTTTACAACAAGACGCGGTGCGTAAATTAGGATGGACGACTACTCGTGTCATGCAAACAGCACAGAAGTTGTTTGAAGGTGATGGTAAGTCTGACCATGGTTATATTACCTATATGCGTACTGACTCTACCGCATTAAGTCAAGAAGCATTGGATAATATCTTTTCATTTGGTCGCAAGAACTATAAGCAATACATGTCTGAACATGTGATTGAATATGGGAAGCTCGCTAAAGGGGCACAGGAGGCTCACGAAGCCATTAGACCCACTGACATATACCTTACCCCTACCGACGTTAAGAATCGCCTAGGAAACGACGAATACAAGCTCTATAAGCTAATATGGGAACGTACCCTAGCATCTCAGATGAAACCTGCTCTATTTGATACATTATCAGTCTCTTTTACCTTAAAAGAATTTGGTTTTAGAAGTTCTGGTTCTGTATTGAAGTTTGCTGGTTACTTAGCTGTTTATCAAGAAGGTGAAGATTTAGATTCTGATAAAGAAGAGAATACTAAATTACCTGAATTGGAATACCATGATAAAGTAGATGTAGTCGACTTCAAATGCGAAGAACACCAAACCAAACCACCTGCCAGATACAATGAAGCTTCTTTAGTAAAAACACTTGAAGAATATGGTATTGGTCGACCTTCGACTTATGCTAATATTATTCGTGTATTAAAAGACAGAGCATATGTTAGCATGGATGGGCAACGATTCGTGTTAAATGACATTGGTGAACAAGTCATTAACTTCTTGCTACAATACTTTTCTAAATACATCGATTATAACTATACTTCTGATTTGAATGTACAGTTAGATAAGATTGCTTCAGGTGAACTAAACTGGAAACAAGTCATGTACGACTTTTGGAATCCTTTCTATCAAGTCGTAGAAAGAACCGCTAAAGAAGCTAAATCTGTATTTGGTAAGATTGAAGAAATGGCTGAACTCTGTCCTAAGTGTGGTCAACACAATCTTAACTTAATGCAAGGTAAATACGGTAAGTATAAATCTTGTCCAGATAAGAAATGTGGTTTTAAAGAGAGTTTAGAAAACAATCGTCCTAAGAAAGAAGAGGTTGTATTTGAAGGTAAGAAATGTCCTGAGTGCAATGGTCGTCTTTTAATTAAAGAAGGTTTTAAAGGACGTAAGTTTGTAGGATGTGAAAACTATTCTCGTAAAGAAAATCCTTGTAAGTATAGTTGTAATATTGATGGTACTGAAAAGGCTAAAGCAGTAAATACTGGAACGACTTGTCCTAGTTGTAAGAAAGGACAATTAGTGATTCGTTCTGGTAAACGAGGTAATTTCTTCTCTTGTAATCGTTTCCCTAAGTGTCGAACTATTGTGTCTGCAAATGATTATGCAGATATCTCTGGTTTACAATTAGCTGAAGTAGACGATTTACTAAACGGTAAATAGTAGATTAGGTAGAGTATGTTACTCTACCTAATTTATTCCGTTATTTAATTAATTATGTAATACATTTATTTTTTTAACACAAAGGAACGATTATGTTATTCCCAATCTCTGCAGATAAACACAAGTATACACAAATCAATGGTTTGAATGTTGATGAGCCTAATGAAAAGATTAAAGGTTTACTGAACTTTATTACTGTACCTGACCGTAATCAAATTGACTTTAATGCGTTTAATATTGTTCAAGAAGCTGTACGTTGTATTAAGACACGTGCTGAAGAAAGTAAGAAACGCTCTGAAGAAATGGATGAATGGAAAGAGAAGTTCTTGCTTTTGAGTGAAGAGAAACAGCAAGAATATGAAAAGAATGGTTACTTGGCAGACTTTCCTGTACCACCTAAACCTATTGAACTTTACGATGGTGTATTAATTGGTGAAGATGTTCCTAATTGGTTGTCAGGTAGTATTGTGGAATATTGTTTTATTGAACAAATTCCTGTTTACTTTAACTTCCATAAACCAATCTACGGTGAAGTAGGTAAGAAAGATACCAATGTCCCAGGTGTGAGTGAAATCATCACTGGCCCTACTGGTCATTCAGAACATCATTTGTTTGTGTTTTAATATAGCTAATACTACTCTACCCAAAAGGTAGAGTAGTATTAGTATAATCAATATATTTTTAATATGTTTTATCTGGTAATTCAGCAGTAATCTTTTGTAAATAAGTATTACCGGTTTGAGTCACTTTACAGTTATTCTCTTTAACCAATAAGATACGTTTAAATACATCGGCATTTACTGTAGAGGAGAATACATTAGAACTTAGTGTCCAATTAATTTGGTCTTTATAATCCTCTTTTGATGTAATATCAAACAGTGGTTTATTAAAGTTATCTACTAAGTCAATAGTATTATTCTCTATAGTCAGTTTCTTATCTGTAGAGATAATAATCAGGGCTTTAATGTAAACATTAAGTTCAGTAACACTGATTGTGTTATTTCTAAAGATAATTGAGTTTTCACGTAATTTAGAAGTATTCTCTTCTTGGAATGTTACTGGAGCTGAACGGACACGTTTAGATACAAAACGGTTGTTCTCTACTACTACATTACCTAAACCATTGACTACTTGAGCAGGGGCAATACAGAACATAATATCTGAAACATCTACTGCCTCAATATCATTGTCTTTAATGTTCCAAGTAGGAATAACATTTGGGTCTTGGTCATTATTACGAATCTCAATCACGCGGTGGATACCTTGTTGTTTATCTGTCTCCCACTCCACGCCACGTATTACGTTACCTGTAACATTATAGATAGGACGAGTAGGTTGACCTTTCCATGGTTGCCAATCTTGTGGTTTGGTTTCAATACGGATAGCACGTTGTTGATAATAGTCCATACTGGTACGTACAGGGATTTCATCATCTGCTACTAAACGGAAGGTTTTATCAAATGTAATGTAGTTATCAATAACATCTACACCATTAGATGGATAACCACGTGATTCAATAGCAATACCATGGAAACGGTTATTGATAACACGGTTATTAACGAACTTACCAAACCAAGCATCATGTACATCTAAGCCTTTACGGAAGTTACCTTCAGCGTGGTTATTTTCTACTAAGAAGTTAATATTAACAGAACCAGAACCCATTGCAATACCATAACCAGTACCACCGTCAGCTGCGTGACCATTATGATTCAGATAGTTATCTCGTACTACTAAGTCTTCTTGCCATGCAGAAAGAATACCTGCTACGCGATTGTGGTGTAGATTACAACCTACGATTTTATTGCCTTTAGGTAAACCAATCAATTTAGGATCCATACCTTGTGAATGGTGTTTTTTCGCACCTTCCATTACTTTTTTGTCTACAGTGTTTAAAAATACACCTGCACGGTTACAGCCTGTTACTTCTACTTGAGAGATTAAGCAATCATCTGTGTGTTCCATGTAAATACCATTAATGGTACCAAAGTAGGATTCACCTTTACGATAGAATTCACCTTCGTAAGTTAATGATAGATTTGATATCAAACGTTTAGAAACATGTTCTAAAAGAATACCTGCTTGCGAACGAGCATCTGTAGAGTTTGTTCTAGGGTCCCAGTCAATAGTCTGAGGCCAGTTAAATTTAATTTTGGTTTTACCCATCCCTGCGCCTAAAATACCTTTACAACCTTTATTTTTAGTCGGGCTAATGGTAATCTGTTTTTCTAAAGTATATTCACCTTCGTCAATATACACGAAATCCTCTAGTTTATCAGCGTATTCAATCGCTAACTCTAGAGCTTCTGTAAATGTCCGATTATGTTGGTCTGAACATGAGGGACACATAAAGTAATTTTTTACATCAATCATTTTGATTCCTTTTTGTTGTGTGTAACGTGTTTGGTTCATAGTTTTTACTTATTGTATCCCATGTTTTACACGTAGTAATTATTATTTATTCGTATGAGAATAACCTATAAACCTTTTGAATAAGGAAATAAGATATGGCAATTGAAATTCATTTACCAAGAAAATACTCTAGAGCGACTTTAGAGATGTTAAGAAATAACGATGGTCCTAATGTGGTAATGACCCCTGGGGCTGTAGAAACTACTATTGAAGAATTCACTGATAAAGCTGGTCAACCTGTTACTAAACAATCTGTATTAGATATTTTCAATAAACAAGTCATTGAAAGAACCAACCATATTCCAAAATATAGTCGTGATTACTATTTTGTACCTATGGGTAATTTTGGTGGTTGGCATGACAATGGTATGCACGCTGGTTTAGTAAATATGTTAGGTAATGCTTATTTGAGTAATGAATATGGTTTCATGTGTATGCATGATTATTTGAAATTATCTGACTTTAAAGACAGAGAAGGTGATATTACTATTGATGACTTGAGTAATACTTTTAGTGAAACAATTAATAAATTAGGTACTTTATCTAAATTAAAGATTACTATTAAAAAAGGTAATCGTGTGTTTTCAGAAAGTACACATTATGCTATTGGTAATGGTAGTACTCCTTCTAATCTAATTGATTACAATGAAGTAAAAAATAGAATTATTAATTCTGATGATTTCAATGGTGTTTGTAAAAAATGGTTTGCTAGGATTGTAGATAATAGCAGAAATAATCCTATAAATTACGAAGTACGTTTACCTGACCCTGTAGTGAATGATATTAAGTATTATTTAAATGAACCTTATTTCGGTAGACCAGGTGAAGACAGTCATGAAACATATGGTACCAATAGAGTACAAATTCGTACTTTCTTTGGTGAAGCTGAGAAAGGATTATATTTCAAACTACCTAAGGTAACAAGAAATTTAAAAGGTTTTTCAGTTGCATTAGATAGAAGGGGTGGTAATCATAGACATGAATTACTTTTTAGTAACATCATTGTATTAAATGAAAGAACCAATGTGATTGTTGGTGGTGCACCTGGTAGAAGTTTAGGTGGTGGTGATGGTAATCACACATTCATGTTTAGTAACCCTATTTTATTAACTGAAAGTGGATATGATGATCTTATATTAAAAATTACAGTCAAAACACATGGTAATAGTGGTGATGCTAGTTGGATTAATTTCACAATCAATGAATTAATCTGGAGTGATGATTTTAATACGGATCCTATTGGGACACTTGAATCAGTACCTTTAGAAGTTATCAATAGAGAGATTATTTACAATGACAGGGATGAGCAACATCTAGTCATTAATAAACTAGGGACTATTTATAGATTTAAATATATAGTTAAAGGATTTACTAGAAAAATCCACCATATTTATCATGAATTAACCAATAGTGGTCATTTAAGAACTGTTGGTGATGGTATAGAGGTAAGACGAAATGGTGTATTGATTGGCACAAGCTCTAATAATACTCTTGAATCGCGTGGTCAGGGTGATTCAAAATGGCGTAGACATTATGATTGGAATTATTCTCCTGTTGTAAGATCAAATTTATCTCATTTAGATATTAAGAATGGCGATGAATTAACATTCGTTTTTATTATAGGTAATATGGCTATTGATCCTGATAATAATCCGGTTAATAGTCCTTATTATAGTAATCCCGAACTATACATTAGGTTGGCTAGAGAAGCAAATAGAAGACTCATTGTAAAACAAGTTTACTATAAAGCAGAAACTATCAGTAGATAAATAATTATACTACACTAGGGTATACCCTAGTGTAGTATAATTTACTTTATGTCTAACCAGCCCAACGTGCAGGAGATACTTGGATACGTCGAATAGCAGTACCATCATGATAAACAGCAAATACTTTATCACCTAATACTTCAATTTCAGCAGGGCGTGTACCACTAGGTGCACCTGCTTTATTGGTATTAAGTTCTTCTGCTTGTGTAGGTTCAATGTTTGTTTTAACATTGAAGAAGATACCTGACTTAATCTTCAAACCGCTAAAATAAGTCTTACCTGGTACAAATGTAGGCATACCTACAATATCTCTATCCAGTCGATTAAACTTAATTGCAGAGTTAGTAGAGTTACCAAACTCAATCACATTGTTTTCACCAGTATAGAATTCCTTAATCATCCAACTATTATCAAATGAGAATGTCTGAGCAGCTACAGACGGTGAGAACAAGTTAATGGTCATCTTACCACCTTTGTTATCATAAGCCGCTCTCTCACCAGTACTGAATGCACAACCTTGGAAGTTAATGGTAAATGTATTCCACCAGTTAAAGATATTAGTAGAAGAATAAACAAATTCGTCTGCTTTTACTTTAGCATCGGCTACAGGGTCTGTATTATAAACAATAGTCAAACCAGTAAAAGTTAGAGTGGTGTTATTGGAAATAGACAAACAATAACGAGTAAAGGTAGGATATGTTTTACCACCTCTTGTTAAGTTATTACCTACATAAGCACCTCTAAATTCAATCTTGCAGCCAAGGTCAATAATATCTTGATGACGCTCTTTTGAAGTATTTGCATAATCATTAAATCTAGTACGAATAGCACGAGCTTTAGCGTAGATTTCGTCGGTATTAGGACCATAAGGGATGAATTCAATATTACCACCTCTAAAGTGTACTTCATTACCGTCTTTATGGTTTACTGGATTAGATTCGTATGTAGCAGTCGTACCTGTTACAGAAACCAAACGTTTACCCACAACGTGAGTCTTACCTTCTTTTAGAAGAATAGTACGACGTACATCTGATGGGCCTTGAGCTAGGGCATAACCAATAGTAGCCAGTGGTTTCTCTTTAGTACCACGTTTATTCTCAAACGTAATAGGTTCATCTAAACCAGCGTCTGGGTCTACATAAACGTTAGCAAAGATATCATCTGGTACGTTACCATAGTACAAGCCATCACCATTCCAACGCAATTGGTTATTAGCCGCTGTAGAAATAGGAATAATGTCTTTCGCTAACTTAGGTGTATTACCAAATACACGTCTCATTTCTGTATTGATTTCAGATTCTGCTAAATTAGCTTTAGTACCATTCTCACGAGTAATCTGTTTACCTGGTTGGGTATACTTACCAAATAACATTTTACTTACAATGTTTTCCATAATGGCTTTATTAGACCAAGCAAAATCTTTTACAGCAGTATCTTTACTATCTACATTCTGCTTGTTATAGTAATTGTCAGCTAAGTTTTGCTTATCTACATTGACTACACCTTCCAATTGCGTAATAGAATTACGGATAGGAGGCAGAAGATCATCTACTTGTTGTTTAGTGTATACATTACCTTTTAGGGTATTGATACTACCATTTAACGTCTGAACACGCTCATCGATTTCTGGTTTAGAATATACACCTAACTGTTTAATATTGTCTAATGTTAAACCATGGACATTACCACGTGCGTTAATGTGGTTATCTAGAGATGTTTGCAAGCCTCTTACTTTGTTAAGAATGTCATTGTTAATTTGACGTTTCAGTTCTTCTAACTTATTAGTAATACCATTATTGTTATCACCAATTAAGTTAGCTACATCAACATCGACTTTATTTTTTAGTTTCTCTAACTTAGCATCAAATCCACCAATGGCTTCCCAAATCACATTATGGGATTCCTCATCACCAATTAAGGTGGCTTTAATCAAACGTTCAATAACGTAGATTAAGCCTTCATAACCATAAGTTTGCCAAATAGGATGAAAGTGTTCTGCTGGTGGGAATGCATCTGGTTTATTAGCAATATTCAACCAAGACACTGGTCGGTTGTCTAAATTAAGACTGTTTAATTTATTTTGTAATGCAGGGATATCGATAGAAGTAAACTGACCACCTACTGCTTGGTATGTTACAGAAATATTCTTACTTACTGTTTTATCTACTAAGACAATGGTAGAGGCTGCACCTAAACCTGTTAACCCTGCAATGGTTTCTGAAGTATCTTCGAAGAAGTAAGAAGCACGTGGAACGACTTGGTTAGTTTTCTTATCTTTAATCACGACACTTTCAATATAAAAATGAGCGTGTTTAGGAGAGATAATTCTAACTTCTCTATCGTTCAGTACATGACCTTCCTCAGATACTAAGTTATTCGGATTTCGTCCTGATTTATCGAACTCATACCGAATTTTCATTTCTGGTGAAATAGGCATTTCTAAATTCCTTATTTTAATATAAACACTCAAAGATATTCGATAAAATTACTACGGTGATTTATTTCACCGTAGTAATTTATCTTATTAACTCCAGCGAGCAGGAGGTACAAATTCAGTTTTAATTTTATTAGAATTACTGTCTAATAGGAAACTCTTTATCGTATTGATAATTGTGTTTTCCATATCACCTGAATTAAATACCATTTGATTAGCAGCAGAGAAAGATTTAACATTACCATTGCTATCAATTAATACTCGTGCACCTGTACCAGTATAAATTGTCATGCTACCATCTGGTTCAATAATTACTCTATCTTTACTAGCAACCTTAGTTAGGATACTGCCGTCTTCTTTAAATTTAAAACCACTATTACGAGCAGCAGAACCTAAGATGTCTAAGTCAGCAGAATTATTTGGAGTCAAAGTGATTTTCTTTTTAAATACGCCGCCTTCATTATAGACTTTAGTAACAGCCTGATTAATGGCTTGTGTAGCAGCAGTATCTAAATAAGATTTATACACCACAGTTTCATCTTTACTAACTTCTGGGAATCGAACTAAGTAGCTATTGCTTCCTTCAATATACTTCAGATTCAAACGAGGATATACTTTGGTTGCACCAGTAACATTAGAACTAGGAAGTGTTTCAAAAATCCATTTACCATTACCTGATGGCATTTGAATCTTCGTCCACTCGTTTTGTTTACCTACTTGTAATTGACCATTAATCGCCTGATTACCTTCTTTACCTACTTTAGTATCTAGATTAGTATCAGTAAAACGTTTTAAATCACCTACTGCTTTTTCAGAAGCTACTTTAGCAGTATCTGTACCTGTAGTAGAATGAGAAATACGATTCTCTGATACACTGGTTAACATCCAGTTGCCCCAACTACCATCGTATTCAGTAGTACGGGTATAAGTATTACCAGTGCTAAATGCTGTATAAAATTGTAAACCTTGGTAAGCACCTGGCATTACCCAAAGTGTACCTGCTCTTTGTTCTGGATAGTTTCTCGCAGTCGTAGCATTAACGTTGGCGTCTTGAGAATAGAAACCATAGTGTTCATCACCTTTAAGTGTATTCAAATCTTCATTAGTCAATACTTTAACAAATCTGAATAAGTAACCTAAGTTTTTACTGTCTACAGTGGTCATGACTTGTTTTTTATTAGACCAACCCATCTTCAAGATATTTGCATTAGCTGTAGGTGCTAATTGGTCTACGCCAGTACCCATGTTTACAAAGTTCTTAGTAAAAGCATTACGGTTTTCATTTTCAATTTCAGTCTTAATAGTCGCTAATGATTTACCTGCTAATTGGTCAGAGTCTGACACGTGTGATTGACGAATCTCTTCACGCCAGGCTGCGGGTGTCTTACCGCCAAATGAACCTGCATTCACACTGTTATTAGCTTGTTGTAAAGACTTAGCAACGATTTGGTCAACTGTTAAACCACCTACTTGAGTGACGTTGTTTTTCGCTTCGTTAATAATCGCAGCAGCAGATTTACCACCTAAAGTAGCAGCGTCTAAGTTACCAGCAATATTAGTACGTACAGTTTGTGTGATTCTATCTACGACTGCATTACTTACATTGTTTGCTACAATATCTCTTTGGAATTCAAATTTCAAATCAGATACTGACTTACCTTCTAATCGAGCAGCATTCACATTCTGTTTAGCAGAAGCAATAATTTGTTCTTTAGTAGAACCATTTAACTGTGCTGCATTGACATTGTTTTTAGCTTCACTTAAAATAGTCGTTAAGTTTTTACCATTTAAGGTAGTAGCATTGATTTCTTTAGCCAATAACCAAGCAGCATATTCATCTGGAGTCTTATTACCAAAGCGCTGAGTATTACCTACTGTAGTATTATTTAAACGTTGCATGATGGCTTCATTATTACTACCAGTAGCACTTTGGATAGAAGCATTAATACGGTTAGTTACGTCTTCCATCATCTGCGGATAAGTTAAGTTATTAAACTTAATGGTGTTGGCTGAAGTACCTTCTAATACCCAGTTTTTAAGTTGTTGAGAGTTACGGCCATCCATTAATGTAGTATCGGCAGCTTTCTCATTTTTACCTAATTTACCAGATAAAGCATTATTTAAATCTAATGTCGTGATTGCACCAATATCAGCAGCAGTTAAGTGGTGTACATTACCACGGGCATTGATATGTTCAACAATCATGGGTTTGATGTAGTTATCAATAATGCCTACTACGGACTTAGGTGTAACATAATAGTCTTCACTACGGTCAGTATATTTAGTAGCAGGTAATGTAGATAAGTTACGGATGTTACCTAAACCAATATCATTCTTAGTAATACGACCTACTGCTAGGTTTACTTGGTTAATAATGGATTCTTGTAATGATTCACGTGACGCGGAACCTAACTTACGTACTTCAGCAATCAATTCTTCAATACCAGGCATTTTATTAATGTCATGAGTATGTTCGATTACTGGGAATTGTTGTGGTAAGTCAGCCACTTGTTCCCAAGAAGTAGTGACTGGGTTATGCATCCATTCTGATAGAATGTGGTTAATTTTTTGAGCATCGATGTTCCAAATACCGCCTACTGTACGATATTCTAAATACACATCACCGCTAAATTTTCGATTAATGAATTGTACTGAACCATAGAGTACTTTACCGGCTCGCATGGTGGCTTGAATAAACCTAAAGCCAAATACGTAGTCTACACCTTCAACCATGTAGTTCTTAGCACCTTGCTGTGTTAATGTATACATTTTAAAATCATTAACAAAGAAAGGAGCATAGTCTGGTACAATGTAGTTAAAGTCGTAATTATTCTTAATGGTTACAGTATGTCGTTCATTCCGGATAATGTTGTTTTGATTTATCCCGTTAGGGTCAAATGCATAAACAGGATTTGTATTTTGTGCCATATCAATTCCTCGAATTTATGAAACTTTTAGTACGACTAACGGAATATAAAAAAATACCGTTAATACTTATTTATTAATCTATAATGCGCCTGTCGCAAATATTCATATATTTGTCTCGAGCGTGTAGGAGAATTTACATGGCTGCTGCATATGAAATTAAATCAGCAATGGGTAGGGTCATTGGCTCCCAAGCACAATGGGAACCAGTAGATTTAAAGAAATACCCTTTAGATAAATTATATAAACGTTATAATACCATACGTGCTACTCTTTTTAACAAGTATACTAAAAAGAGTGGTGTGATTACTGTAGACGATTACGAGACTGAATTAAGAGCTAATGAAACCTTCTTTCGATACTTAGATAGAATTGGTGAGAAAGGTTTTAAATTAACTCCTGGTAGTACTGAGATTAGTAAGTCTGGTTTACTTTATAAAGAAGCACTAAGTAATCGATTTAAGATTGTACCTGTTAGAAAAGGATTATTGCCTGACGGTGACTTTAGTGATAAGTATATCTATAATGATTTATTTGTTACTAAAAAAGGAGTTAATCCAGTAGAGTTACAGAAGTATACTTTATTTACTGTCAATGGTTATGTCCATCAAACAGATGCTAACAGTAAAGGGTTATGGGTAGAAGATGGTTATAAAACCATTAAGAAGAGAAAGAAACACTGTATTGGTGTCATTAGTTTTGAGAATCTAGGTGCTTTGAAACAAATACCTATTCGTAAAGAAATGATTAGTAAACTCAATGATAAAGTTAGTTTATACCATGAGTGCGTGATTGATATTGGTGAAGACTGTAGTAATAAAACCATTATTCTAATACTAGGTGGTTTCATGCATGTCTTAGATTACGAAGTGTTTAGTCGTATTTCAGACAGTGCTGTAAAAGTTAAATTAAAAAATGTACCTTTGTTAGAACGTATTCATTTAAGTAACGATGACTTAGATTATGGTGATACTTTATTTGATAAGAAATACGGTGAGACTAATTTAATCTTAACAGATGTTTATTCAGATGACTTTATTAAGAAATACTTGACACTCAGTTATTCTTTTATTGTCTTACTGGATAATACTGAAGTATTTAGAGACATTACTTACCCTAGAATGCGTGGTATTCCAAATAACTATTTAACAGAATATAAACCTAAATTACCCATGATGACACGATTGGGTAAATTTGAAGAATATGTTACTATTAGAACAATGTTCATCTGTTACTATGTCTTCACTATTACCCTGCCTC